GTAATAAATAATCGTACATACTATCTTGGTCAAACTTTTACGAGTGGTATTTCTAATCCTGAGGTCAAAGCGCATTCGGGAAACATCATTTACGTTGACAACCGACCAGCCATAACTCGATCAGCGAGTCAAAAGGAAGACATAAAAGTTATTTTGCAGTTCTAAAGAATTATGCCCCAACAAACGAACCTCAACGTAGCTCCATACTTTGATGATTTTGATGCAGCTAATGATTACCACAAGGTATTATTCAAACCAGGATATCCTGTTCAGGCAAGAGAGTTAACAACTCTGCAGTCTATACTGCAAAATCAGATTGAAAAGTTTGGGCAGCACTTCTTTAAAGAGGGTGCAAAAGTAATACCAGGAAATATTGGATATAGTCAATTATATTACTGCGTACAGTTAGAAAACACATATCAGGGTGTTCCAGTATCGGCATATGCTGATCAGTTGGTTGGGACAAAAATCACTGGGCAGACTTCTGGGGTAACTGCTTTTGTTGATAGTGTCCTGTTGCCTGAGGATTCTGAAAGAGGTAATTTAACACTTTATATTAATTATCTTACATCAAGCACGGGAAATAATTCTACACAAACTTTTTTTGACGGAGAATTATTGACATGTAATGAAGTAGTAACTTCTGGATTACTTGGAAATACTACAATTGCTGCAGGGTCACCTCTTGCATCTACTTTAACTAACGCAGCTGCTGCGACTGGATCTTCTTTCCAGATTGAAAACGGTATTTATTTTATTCGTGGAAATTTTGTAAATGTTGATAGAGAAAATCTTCTTCTTGATCAGTACGGAACGACTCCAAGTTATAGAATTGGTTTGTTTGTTAACGAGGAGATCGTTAACGCAGATTTAGACGAAACCCTTAACGACAATTCTCAGGGATTTAATAACTATGCAGCACCGGGTGCTGATAGACTTAGAATCTCTACAAGTCTTTTTAAGAAACCTCTTGATGATTTTAACGATGATAACTTTATTTTACTTGCTACAGTAATTAACGGGGTTCTTCAAACTCAAAAGAAAGCAAAAAAGAATTACGGTGGAGTATTTTATGATGACCTCACCGATGTTCTTGCAAGAAGAACGTTTGATGAATCAGGACATTATTTTGTAAAACCGTTTGATATCACTGTAGTTAACTCTTTGAATGATGGACTTGGAAACGGAGGTATATTTGAAACAGGACAGTTTACTCCTAGTGGAACAACTCCAACAGATGATCTAGCTCTTTATAAAATTGCTCCTGGAAAGGCATACGTCAAAGGATATGAGATCGAAACTTTAAGTGCAAAGTATCTTGATGTAGATAAACCAAGAACAACCAAAACTATTGAAAATCAAAATATTGTTTACAATACTGGTCCAACATTAAAAATAAACAGAGTATTCAGATCACCAACAGTTGGATTTGGAACTTATGTTGTAAGTCTTAGAGATCAAAGGGTTGGATCTAATCAACAAACAGCTCCTGGAAATGAAATTGGAGTTGCCAGAGTCTATGACTTTAAATTGGAGTCTGGATCATATGATGCTGCAAATGGAAATGTCAATCAGTGGAATCTTGCACTATATGATGTTCAAACTAATGTAGAGATTGCTGTAAACCAGTCAACAACACTTTCAGTACCTACATTTGTAAAAGGTGCAAATAGTGGCGCAACTGGATTCTTAAGACATGCAGTTTCTGCTGGAACTGCAGTTACTGTTTACGAAACTGAAGGATCGTTCATTCCCTTTGAGAAACTCATCTTTAATGGTATTGAAGATGGTAGAGTTGCTGTTGCTATCACAGAACATGGTATCGCTGATGTTAAATCTGTCTACGGAATGGATGGATATGAAGGAACTTCCACAATCGTTGGTATCAATACATTTAGTGCAGACGTAATTCAGTCCACTAAGTTTAGTGCAGGTATTGCTACTGTTAGTGCTTTGTCTGGTGGTATCAGTACGGTTACTGCTAAGAATACAGATTTCCCTGGAACTCTTGTAAAAGAAAACGATCTGATTGAATATACTGATACTACAGCAGGGCTCAGAAATGATCCTATTGTCGCAAGAGTTGTAGGTGTTGCAACAACAACTATTACCGTAGCTGCAGTAACTGATGTTGTTGGTGTTGCTAGTGCATTTTTACCAGCAGCGACTTTAGACGTAACAGATTTAAAAGTTCTTAAAACAGACCTTGCTTCTGTTTCTGATGCTTCTCTCTATACACCACTAGCAAAGGCAAATGTTTCTAATGTTGACATTTCAGAAGCAACATTAGTAATTAGAAAAACTTTTAGTGTTGATATTGCTAGCAATCAACTCTCTGCACAAGTAGTAGCAGGAGCTAATGAAACCTTCTTGCAATTTGATGAGGAAAGATATCTGTTGACAAGATCTGATGGATCTACAGAGGTTCTCACTGGAGACAAGTTTGATATTGGTGCAGACGGCAAAACCTTACAAATTCGCAATTTAGGTACAGATGATACTGGTGCAACTTTAATTGCAACTCTTAACAAGACAAGTCCAAAAGCAAAAGTTAAGATTAAGAATAGAGTTAATTCTATTATTGTCGATAAATCTAAATTAGCAGGATCTGGTATTGGATCTACAACTTTAAATAATGGACTTACTTATGGAAACTATCCGTTTGGAACCAGAGTTGAAGACGAAGTTATTTCTTTAAACTTCCCTGATATTATTGAAATTCATGGAATCTATGAATCTGCAGATACATCTGCAGCTTCTGCACCAAACATGACTTTGCAGTCAATTAATAGTGCATCGACAACCACAACAGAATTATTGGTTGGCGAACAAATTGTCGGTCAAACGAGTGGTGCAAGAGCAATTGTATCTGAAAAACTTAATGACTCTACAATTACATTCATTAGTAAAACAGAAACTGTTTTTGTTGAAGGAGAAACTGTAGAAGCACAGGAATCAAATATTGGTGCTGTAGTCTCTAGTATAGGTTCTCCAAGTTTTAATATTTCCCCAAACTATACTTTTAGAACTGGTCAAGAGGAAACCTTCTATGATCATGGTCGTCTTAGAAGAAAGAAGGATAAATCATCTCCAGCAAAACAACTGAAGATATATTTCTCCAGCGCATCTTTTGACACCACAGATACTGGTGATGTTGTAACAGTCAATTCCTATAATAATTTTGATTATAGTGATGAAATTAGAAATGTTGATATTTACAGAAACTCTGATATTATCGACATCAGACCAAGAGTTGCTGAATACACGGTGGCTGCTGATGTAAGATCACCTCTCGAATTCTTTGGAAGATCTTTTGAAACTTCTGGTCAGACTGCTGCAAATACTTTGGCATCTGATGAGACCATTATCATGGACTATTCTTATTATCAAGGAAGAATTGATAGAGTGTATTTGTCTAAGGATGGCCGTTTCCAAATTATTTACGGAACCCCATCAGATAGTCCTCAAAGACCAGAACCAATTAATGATGCGATTGAACTCTGTACGGTAACTCTTCCTCCATATCTTTATAATCCTGGAGATGCAAAACTAGCATTCTTGGACTATAAGAGATATCAGATGAAAGATATCAAAAAACTTGAAGATAGAATCAAGAGTCTTGAATATTATACAACTTTATCTTTACTTGAGAAGGAGACCGCAAACTTCTTTATTCCTGATGCAGAAGGATTAAACAGATTTAAGTCTGGATTCTTTGTTGATAATTTTAATGACTTCTCAGCACAAGAAGACTCTATTGATATTAATAATGCTATTGATAGAAAATATAATGAGTTAAGACCTAGACACTACACAAACTCCGTGGATATGATCTTCGGACCAGTAGTTGATACTGATGCAACGGATGATGTCAACTTTGCTGCTATTGAGGGCAATAATGTAAGAAAGCAAAATGATGTTGTAACTCTTGATTATTCGGAAGTAGAATACATTAGTCAAACATTTGCTACTAGAACCGAAAGTGTCACTCCTTTCTTGATTAGTTTCTGGAATGGAACTCTTGAACTTACTCCATCAACTGATAACTGGGTTGATACTGCAAGAATTGAAGCTAAAATTATTGAAACTGAAGGTAATTATGCAGAGACCTTCAATAATCTTGCAGCAAATGGCACGATTGATCCTCAGACAGGATTTGGACCTATTGTTTGGGATTCCTGGGAAACCAATTGGACTGGTATTGAAGTTGTAGAGTCATCTAGAACAAGAGTTATTCAAAATGGTCCTGACACCATTCATCGTCAGGGTCCAGGTGGTAGAAGTAGAACTAGCACAAGGACAAGAACTGTAACTGACCAAGTTATTGAAGAACAAATCAGATCAACTAGAGAGTTTGGAACCGTTTCTAGAAATGGTGTTAGAACTATCGTTACCGAACAGTTTGATCGGGAATCTGTAGGAGATAGAGTTGTCAGTAGAGATCTCATTCCATTTATGAGATCTAGAAACGTTGAGTTTGTTTCTAAGAAAGTTAAACCACTCACAAGACTTTATGCTTTCTTTGACAGTGTTGATATTTCAAAGTATTGCGTACCAAAACTGCTAGAAATCTCCATGACATCTGGAACTTTCCAGGTAGGAGAAACCGTTGTTGGTGAAATGCTTAGAACTGGTCTTGCAGAGACTTTACGTCCAAGCGCAACACCATCTATCAGATTTAGAGTTGCACAGTCTAATCATAGAGAGGGTCCTTATGATTCTCCGACTAAAACATACCCACAAAATCCGTACTCTAATATTGATCTAGCATCAACATATTCTTCAACTGCTACAATTCTGAATGTTGATACTGCATCACTCTCTTCAGAAGCAAGAGGAGACTTCTTTGGATATGTTGAAGAGGGAATGGTTCTTAGAGGAAGAACAAGTGGTGCATTAGCTACGGTAACTAATGTAAGACTTGTTTCAGATCTCTCTGCAACTTTAATTGGAAGTTACTTTATTCCAGATAGCAATAACGTAAATCATCCAAGATTTGAATGTGGAACTAAAACTTTTACTCTCACTAATGATATTGATAACAATCAAGATGATGCAACAACAATTGCTGAAGAATCATTTAGTGCATCTGGAACTCTTGAAACAGTTCAGGAAAATATTATTTCTGTTAGAAATGCAAGAGTTGAATTGAAAAATGAGTTCCAGAGCAGAAACGTTAACAGAGATCTTGGAACTGAAGTTTTAAGTTCTGAGGTTGTTTCTTCAAGAACTAGAACTCAGACAATTATTACTTGGTATGATCCACTTGCACAATCTTTCTTAGTCGAAGATGAAACTGGTGTATTTGTAACTAGTTGTGATGTTTTCTTTAGATCTAAAGATGACATGGACATTCCTGTTGTCTTTCAGTTAAGATCTATGATAAATGGATTACCCTCTCCAAGAGTTCTTCCATTCTCTGAAATTGTATTAGATCCAGATGATGTTATTACTTCTTCTGATGGATCTATCGCAACAAACGTTCAGTTTAAGGCTCCTGTCTATTTGGAGGGAGGAACTGAATATGCAATTTGTTTAGCATCTAACTCCACTAAGTACAGTGTTTATATCTCTAGAGTTGGTGAAAACGATCTGTTGACAGATACCTTTATTTCTAACCAACCATATCTTGGATCGCTATTTAAGTCACAAAACGCTTCTACATGGGAACCAAGTCAGTGGGAAGATCTTAAATTTACCATGTACAGAGCAGACTTTATTGAAAATGGGTCTGTTGAATTCTATAGTCCTGAACTGACGGAAGGAAATAGACAGATTCCTACACTCCTTCCTGATCCAATTAGTCTCAATTCTAGACAGATTAGAGTTGGTCTTGGAACCACCGTGGCTGACTCTGGATATGAAATTGGTAACACTTTCTATCAACTGGGCACAAACGCCACAGGAGACCTTGTAGGCACTGCTGGATCTGCTACAGGCAACCTTTCGATCACTAATGCTGGTCTTGGCCTTACACCTGCTGATGGAAGTTTTACCTTTGCTGGTGTAAATCTTGTAACTCTCACCGGTAGCGGTAGAGGAGCAACGGCAGAGATTAGTGTTAATAATGGATCTATTGTTGCAAGTGGAGCAACGATTACCGCAGGCGGATCTGGATATCAAATTGGAGACGTTCTTGGTATTACCACCATCGGTATTGCATCGATGGGCAGAAATGTCAGATTGACTGTTGCTGGAATTGGAATTACTAACGAACTTATTCTTAATAATGTTCAGGGAGAATTTGTTGTTGGTGCTGCCAAGACTCTTGGGTATTTCACAAGTGCTGGTGCAGCTACAACGTTGAATAATGATCTCCCAGGAGCACCTGGAGGAGATGTTCAGATTTCTTCCGTGAATATTGATAATGACGGTCTCCACTTTACCGTGGACCACAAGAACCATGGAATGTATTTCTCTGATAACCAGGTGAAAATTTCTGGTGTTCGTGGTGATGTTAAACCAACCACTCTTTCTGTTGAACTTCCTGTAGGATCTACAGATGGTATTACTGTTTCTTCAGCGTCCTCGTTTACAACATTTGAAAATGTTGGAGTTGGAACAACTAACGTAGGTTATCTACAGATTGGTGATGAAATCATTACCTACACTCAAGTCGCCGGAAACACAATCAGTGGAACTGTCACTAGAGGAAATGATCCCAAGACATATCCTGCTGGTACTCCAGTTCACAAATATGAACTTGGTGGAGTTAACTTGCAAAGAATTAATAGAACTCATGATTTGAGTGATGTTACGCAAGCAGATCCATTTACGTTTGATACTTATAAAGTCAAATTGGATATGAGCGATACCACTGGAACTGATAGAAGCACTGATGTTGGGCATCCTAAACTTTACATGGGAACCACAAAATCTGCTGGTGGATTTGGTGTCAAGGCTACACAAAATATGCCTTTTGAGATTATCACACCAAACGTTCAAAATCTTACTGTTTCTGGTACGTCTATTTCTGCTGAAGTTAGAACTGTTTCAAGTAAGAGTTTCAGCGGAAATGAAATTCCTTATGTTGATAAGGGATTTGAAGACATTACCATCAATCAGAAGAATTTCTTTGATTCTCCAAGAATGATTGCATCTAAGATCAACGAAGATGCTAATCTTACAACGATTGAAGGTAATAAGTCCATGAACATGAGACTGTTCCTTACATCAACTGATACTCGATTAAGTCCTGTTATCGACTCACAGAGAGTCAGTTCAATTCTGACATCAAACAGAGTCAATAATATTATTACTGATTATGCAACAGATTCTAGAGTTGATACGATTGACGAAGATCCAACTGGATGTCAGTATATCTCTAAAGAGATTGTCTTGGAAAATCCAGCATCTTCCATTAAGATTATTCTTACTGGACACCTCACTGATGTGAATGATATTAGAGCATTCTATTGTGTTAATAACAAACCAGGACTTGAACCAATCTTTACTCCATTCCCTGGTTATAGCAACCTCAACTCTAGAGGTCAGATTATCGCTCCAGAAAATAATAATGGAGAATCTGACGTATTTGTTATTAAATCCAACACGTATGGATATGACAGCAGAGATCTAGATTATAGAGAGTATACGTTCACCGTTGATCAATTACCATCATTTAGAACGTATAGAGTGAAATTGAATCTGACTTCTACAAGTCAGTGCTTTGTCCCAAGAGTCAAAGAGCTTAGAGTTATCGCCCTAGCATAATATGGATTTTTATGGATTAGATGGTCATAAGGATCTCGCAAGAGATCCTGAGACAAATGCAGTTGTTAATGTCAATACCTTAGAGTATCAACAGTATCTTTCAAGACGTAACGTGAAAACTGAAAAGAATCATAAGGTACAGAATATGGAGCAAGAACTTGCTAACATGAAGAGTGACATCGATGAAATTAAGTTTTTACTAAAGGAGTTACTAAATGGATCCAAATGACATAGAACTTAGTAATCTATCAAAAAGTTTTGCATATCAAAAACTTGCGGCTGAGATAGATAATTGTGATGATCGAGATGAACTTAGAAATATCGCAAAATCTTTTATCAAATTATATTATAAACAGCAAGAAACTATTGCAGTAATAGGTATCCCAGATGGCAACTAAAACAATCACTTTTGATCCAACTTCTGGAGTTGCATATGGTCTTAATTTGACCATGTATGGTGGATCTGATTTTGAAGTTACTTTAAATGTAAAAACTACATCAAGTGGTGCCTTTGATTTAACTAATTACAGCGGGACAGGAGCTATGTCTAAGAGTGTTGCCGTTGGGGCAACGCTTGGAATAACTTCTGCATTTACTGTCGGATTTACCAGTGCGTATGATGGTGTGATGAAATTGTCTTTGGCTGCGGTTAATACTAGAGCAACTACGGAAGGCAGATATGTTTATGATGTTTTAGTAAAAGAGTCTGTTGGTGGAGGAGCAACCACATATCCTCTGGTTAGCGGCAACGTGACAGTAATTAATCCAGTATCGTCAGCACCCTAAATACACTTAGGAAACTTGTGAAATAAATGGCTCAACCAGCAAGTAGAACAGATCTAGTAAATTATTGCAAAAGGCAACTAGGGGCTCCTGTCCTGGAAATTAATATTGCTGATGAGCAAGTAGATGACTTGGTAGATGATGCTCTGCAGATATTTCATGAGCGTGACTACGACGGACTGACACAAGCATTTTTAAAATACAAAATAACTCAGGCAGATATTGATAGAGGAAGGGCAAGAGGAGGAACTGATAACGCTGCTGGGATAACGACCACCACCAATACCTCTACGATTAATGGTAGCACTGTAACTTTTTCCTTTGAAGAAAATAGCAACTACCTTAAGGTTCCCCCCGAAATTCTTGGTGTAAATAAAATATTCAGATTTGACGGATCAAATACTGTAACAAATAACATGTTCAGTGTTAAGTATCAGTTATTTCTCAACGATATTTACTATTGGGGATCGACTGAAATTTTAACGTATGCGATGACAAAACGATATCTTGAGGATATTGATTTCGCATTAAACACTGAGAAAATGATTCGATTTAATCAAAGATCGGATAGACTTTATTTGGATATCGACTGGGGATCTGTAAACGTTGATGATTATATTATTATTGATTGCTATCGTTTGATAGATCCAGACACTCATACAAGAGTTTGGAATGATTCATTTTTAAAACGATATTTGACTGCTTTAATGAAGAGACAGTGGGGTCAAAATCTTATTAAATTCCAAGGAGTTAAATTACCTGGTGGAATTGAATTAAATGGTCGTCAAATTTATGATGATGCAGAAAAAGAATTAGCAATAATCAGGGAGCAGATGTCGAATACATATGAACTTCCACCATACGATATGATAGGTTGATATCATGGTATTAAATCCTTTCTTTACACAAGGCACATCCTCTGAACAGAACCTTGTTCAGGATTTGATAAATGAGCAGCTCAGAACTTATGGTGTAGATATCTTTTATCTACCCAGAAAATTTATGACAGAGAATACTGTCATAAGAGAGATTGTGCAGTCTAAATTTGACATGGCACTTCCTCTTGAGGCATATGTTGACAACTATGATCAGTATTCTGGTGCGGGAAATATTCTTTCAAAGTTTGGAATTGAATCAAAAGATGAAGTAAGACTTATTATCTCAAGAGATAGATTTGAAAATTATATCACTCCTTTGATTGAAGATCAATCAAATGTAAAACTATCAACTAGACCAAAGAGTGGAGATCTTATTTGGTTTCCTCTTGATGATAGGATCTATGAGATCAAAGATATTGAATATGCAAAGCCATATTATCAGTTACAGAATCTCTATGTTTATGAATTATATTGCGAACTCTTCCGTCTGGAGGATGAAGTTATCGCAACTGGTATTGATGATATTGATAACAACCTTATCGGTGAAGAATATGATGGGCTTACTGATGATGGCATCAACACCATTCAGGGTCCAACACAAACACTTACTCTTGTTGGTGCTGGCGTAACAGCGACTGCAACTGCTGCTATCTTTGATGGTGGTGTTAGATTCTTTACCGTCACAAATAGAGGTGGTGGATATAGTGTTATTCCAACTGTTGGTGTTACATCAGCTCCAGCAGGAGGAACAACTGCTGTTGGTATTGCTACTATGATTGGTGGTATAAATGTATGCAATCAAAATACAAATGCAAAATTACAATCAGTTCAAGCAGTAAATGTAGCAAAATCTGGTGCTGGTTACACAGTTGCTCCTGGCGTAAGATTTAGTGTTCCATCAAATCAAACTGGAAGTGGCGCGACTGCAACAACAACAATTGGTGATGGTGTTGTTGGTATTATCACCGTTACATCTGGTGGCGGAGGATATACAGAAAATCCAACGATTACTATTGATGTTCCTGGTGGAGCTACAGCAACAGCAGCAACCACAGGAGTTGGTGGCACAATCGCTCTTACTATTGCAAATGCAGGTATTTTCTATAGTACCGCACCAACAGTTACTATTAGTGGACCGATAGGAGTAGGTACAACTGCAACAGCGACGGCGACAATTGGAACTGCAGGAACTATTACTTCTTTGACTTTGACAAATGTTGGAAGTGGATATACAACGAATCCAACCGTTACTATTTCTAACCTGACTAGTCAGAAAGATTCTACTAAGGCAGTTTCTGCTACTTTAATACCAATCGTTAGTGCTGCAGGAACTATATCTGCCATTCACATTACAAACGCTGGTCTTGGGTATTCTTCGGCACCGACCATTACTATTGGTGCTCCAGAAAGTTCTGGCTCTGGAACATTTGCATTTAATGAAATAGTAACAGGATCTTCTAGTGGCACGACAGCAAGAGTCAGAGTTTGGAATTCAGAATCAAGCACTCTTGAGGTTGGAACAGTTACTGGAGAATTCACTATCGGAGAAAATATTGTTGGATCTACATCTGGAGCATCTTATGCTTTACGTGTTGCAGATGCTAATCCAGCAGATGATGGATTTGCAGATAATATCAATATTGAAACCGAAGCCGATGCAATTATCGACTTTAGTGAAAGGAACCCCTTTGGTATTCCCTAAATAAAAATATCTTAATATAAAGATATTGTAGGACTTAAAAATGTTTGAGTATTTTTACAACGAAGTTTTGAGGAGGACCATTATATCTTTTGGCACACTCTTTAACAACATTTCGATTAAGCACGAAGATTCTTCGGATAACGTTGTTAGCGTTGTAAAGATTCCTCTGGCATACGGTCCTACCCAGAAGTTTCTGGCAAGAATAAACCAGTCACCAGATCTCAACAAACCGTTTGCCATCACTTTGCCAAGGATGTCATTTGAGTTTACTGGATTAACTTATGATCCTTCACGTAAGGTTTCTACAGTTCAAAATTTTACTGTAAAAGATCCTAATGATGGATCTATTGTAAAGAAACAGTATATGCCTGTTCCTTATAATATGCAATTTGAATTGGCAATCATGTCAAAATTAAATGATGATGCTCTTCAAATTATTGAACAAATTTTACCATACTTTCAACCAGCATATAATCTTACGGTTGAATTAGTAGAGTCAATTCAAGAGAAAAAAGATATTCCTGTGATATTGGAAAATATCACCATGCAAGATGATTATGAGGGAGATTTCACTTCTAGAAGAGTTCTTCTTTATACACTAAGATTTACAGCAAAAACATATCTGTTTGGTCCAGCAACCACCGCGACCAAGGATATCATCAAGAGAGCTTCTATCAGTTACCTTACTGGAACCGATACCTCCAACGCCACCAGAGAAATTACTTATACTGCAACACCAAGAGCAACTCAAAATTATACTGGGGATGCTGCTACTACTCTCGCAGCAGATATTACCAAGACAGCAAAAACCTTTGCAGTTGCTGATGGTAGCGCACTGACTGCTGAGACTTACATCAATATTGAAGGTGAGCAAATGTTCTTGAAGTCTATCAGTGGAAATAATATTACCGTTAGACGTGGAGAAGATAAGACAGCGGCCACTATTCACCTTGGTGGAACAGAGATTCATGAAATCACTGCTGCTGATAATGCGCTTATTGAAACAGGCGATGACTTTGGATTTGATGGTTCGTTCTAATGAAAATGACAAAAAACTTTGACGATCTAAATGACACATTCAATACCTCCGGTGAGGTTATCAAACCAGAGGTTGTTGAAAATAAAATTGAAAGAGTAAAAGAAGGCGTAGATGATATAAAAAAAGACTACGAATATACTAGAGGAAACTTATATTCGATTATAGAAAAAGGACAAGAAGCTCTTAATGGTGTTCTTGAACTTGCACAAGAAAGTGAAATGCCTAGAGCATATGAGGTTGCAGGTCAGTTAATTAAAAATGTTGCTGACGCAACTGATAAGTTATTAGATCTACAAAAGAAACTGAAAGATGTTGAGGCAGAAGAAAAGATCAAAGGACCATCTACAGTCAATAATGCTTTGTTTGTTGGATCGACTGCAGATCTTGCAAAGATGCTAAAGGACGGACTGAAGGAAGATCCTAAATAATATCGGGAGAGAAATCCCGAAGTATTTAAGTTACTAATAAAATGTCGAAAGAAGACTTGCCTTCTATTGATGATTTGGTCAATAATGACCTACCATCAGTTGAAGATTTTATAACAGAAGAGAATGCAGAGGAACTCCCTTCTGTTGAAGATTATATTGAGTTAGAAGAAAGCACTCAAACTATAGAAGACGCAGACGGAAATACATTTGCAGAAGTACAAGATATAGTACCACCTTGGCCAGAACTGGTCAGAATGATTAATGATGTCAGATCAGACATTCCTGACATCCCAGAAGTAAAGTATTACGATAAAGAACTTGAGGATCTTGCAGAGCAGATAAGCAATCTTCCTGAAGTCAGATACTATGATAGAGAAGTAGAAGCAATATGTGATCAGGTAGATCTCGTAAGAGAACAGATCAAAGGTCTACCCGAAGTCAAGTATTATGATGAGCAAGTTGATGCTATTGAAGATAGAATTGATACACTCCAAACTGAGGTAACAAACTTACCAGAGGTCAAATATTATGATGCTGAGATTGCAGCAATCTGCGAAGCTATTGATACAGTAAAAGCATCGATTCCACAGTTTCCTAAGTGGGTTAATGAAATAAATGAAGTTCCAGACTTCTCATGGATTGGCAAAACCTTTAGTGTTATTGATGATGATTTTGTAAAGGTCAACGACACTATTGAAGGACTGAGAGGAAAAGTTCAGTTTGATCTTGAACAACTCTCTGAGGATGTCGAAACAAAACATTTCAACAACACCATCAAGATTGAGAATGATATCTCTAATCTGAGTGAAAAAGTAGATACTCGTATTGATGAAGAGAAAGACAAGATCTGGAAAGAACTCAGATCGTCATCCCTCAAAATGTGGGAGTATCACAAAGAGTTTAAAGATGATGATCGCAAACTGAAGAAACAAATTCTTGGTGAATATAATACTCTTAAGCAGAATATTAATAAAGAACTCAAGGAGATCAACTATACCAGTACCAAGACTGATGAGTTACTCCTAAAGTATTTTACTGAGCTAAGAGAGGAGATCTCAGGACTCCCAGAAGTCAAGTATTATGATAAAGATATCGATTATGTAAAGTCTGACATTAAAGGACTTTACAAAATTGTAGAAGAGATTAAGTCATCTCAAAAACAATTAAAAGAAGAACAGCAGTTACTTGCAGAGACTAATGTTCCTCTTGGAGAGGATCCACCAGAGACTAATAATCCAGATCCACTTACGCCACTTGATCAGAACTTTGTTACTCTGGATCAGTTGCAGACACACTACAAGAGATTTGTAGAGAGAGTACAGTATCAACTCGGATCTATCGGTGGCGGTGGCGCAGGATTTATTAGAGATCTTGATGATGTAACCTTTGATGCTACAGATGGTCA